CGGAGGGGGGCGGGGCCGCCAGCGGCCGCGACAGGGAAGGGGCCAGGCGAGGGTGAGCCGGGGGGGCGACGGGGGGGGCGGGGGCGAGGGCCGACGGCGCGGCGAGGGCGATCGCAGGGGCAGGAGGGGTGACCGTGCGGTGGGGGGGCGCACGGGCGCGGAGTGGCGGGCGGAAAGGGCGTGGGTGGGGGGGGGGGGGGTGGGGCGTGGGTGCGGGGGGGTTGGGGGTTGGCGGTGACGGGGGCGTCGTTCATGCGACGCTGCTGATTGGTCTGCGCCGTACGGGCCTGCATGTTGTCCAGCTTGGCCTGCTGCATGGCGTCTTCGCGCTGCGCGCCTTGCTGGTCGGTGAGCTGCTGCTGTTGGGCCTGCTGCGCTTGCTGGGCCTGCTGCATCGCAGCACGCTCCTTGAGCACGGCCACGGGCGGGACCACCTTGTCGGCGTTCATGTCCAGGGTCTTGGCCGCCTGCCGCAGCACCTCGGCGCGGCCTTCCATGCCAATGATCTGCATGTCGATGGGGTTGGCCGTGGCTTGCAGGAACTCGTTGCGACGGACCTGCGCCGACTCCTTGACGGCCAGCGACATCGCGCCCCGCGACACCACCCGGACATCACCCTTGAGGTCGGGGTCTTCGCTGTAACGCATGTTGTAGTAGTACAGGCGGTCCAGCAGCTTGGACAGGATGTGCGTGTCGATGCCGCCCACCACCTGCTTGATGATCTTGCTGGCGTTGCCGATCATCATGGACATGCCCGAGGCCGTGCGCCCTGCCCCGCCGGAGCCTTCGTTGAACCCGCTCATGTAGCGCGGGATGCCGGTGTACTCGTCCGCCAGCTGGGAGAACCGGTCATAGACCGTCATCAGTTCGGCGGCGTTGCTGTTGGGCTGGAAGAAGCTGATGGGGGCTGCGGTCGAGCCCATCGGGTCCGACTCGAACTGCCAAATCTTCCACGGGTACATCTCGGTCACGTCCTCGCCCGGGGGCAGCCGGTTCGACAGGATCGCCACCTGCGGGCCGGACGCAATGCCCAGGTTGGCCGCCAGTGAACGCGCCGCCGCGTTGCACATGTCCTGGCAGTCATGCATCAGGTCGTAGGGGCTATTGCCCCACACCGAGCCGGGGACCTGCTGGAACGAGAACGCGTAGTACGGCCGCCGCGCCAGCGGGTCGGCGTTGAGCACCGCCTTGATGACGTAGCTGCCGATCAACCACGCCTCGATCTGGTACTCCTTGGCGGGGTCCTCGACCTGATCCTTCTCGATGCCCCAGTCCAGCAGCATCTGCCCCGAGGCGGAGCCCCAGAACTGCAACGCGTCGATCAAGCCGGTGTTGGTCGCGGCGTTGATCTGGTCCTTGCCCTCGGCCGCAGCCTTCTGGGAGTCGATGCTCAGCCAGTCGTGCAGCCCGGAGTCGCCGTACTGCTCCAGGACCTTGCGGATCGCGGCCTCGCTGTAACCCTCAACGCCGATGAGTTCGGTGAGGTCCTCGCGGGTGAGCTTGTGCTTCTCAATCAGCGGACCTTCGCCGATATGGCGGGCCCAGGGCGCCGGGTAGATGTTGAACGGGTCCACCCGCTCCCACTCCAGCGTCAGCTTGGTCTCGACCGCCAGCTCGCCGTCCGGTCCCCAGGACAGCTGGGGCTTGTTGCGCACCACCGGGCCTTTGACGAACGCAGTCTTGAACGTGGCGAGGTCCGAGATGAACTGGGCAAGCGCAAGGTGAAACCCACCCTCGACCAGCTGGTCCTCCATCTTCTCCTCCATGCGCTCGCAGCGCACGCGGGCCTCTTCCTTCAGCTGGGTGTCGAGCTGGTCGCGGTACATGCGCAGACGCTGCCTGACGTCCCCCATCGAGGGCTGCAGACCCATCTCCAGGGCCTGCTGGATCTCGCTCTGCAGGGCCTGGACGATCTTCTGCACCTCTGCGGGCGGCAGGTCAGGTACCGGTGTGGGTGACAGCGTCCACGGCTTGTCCGCCCCCGAGCCCATGAGCACGTCCCGCAGCAGGCTCTCAACCTGCCGCATCTTGGACGCGGCCAGCATCATGTAGATCACCGGCTGCTTGGACTCCTGGATCTTCTGCAGCTTCTCGGCGGTGTACTCGCCGCGCCTCGCATACAGGGCCGCCAGCATCGAGGTCTGCACCAGGATCTTGGCCCGCTCTGCCTTGCTCCAGAAATCCTTGATGTGCCCCGCCAAACCCGCGATCACCGGCTTGCGCTGCTGAATCTCAAACTCGGCCGCGGCCTTCTTGCGCTGCTCCTCGACCGCCGTGGCGTTCATGTACGGCAGCACCCCACCCAAATTGGTGGACTGCGCGACCGGCGGCGCGAACGCGGGGACCTTCGGGTTAAACGACGGAACAGGCAGGCCGAGGGTTTGCATGGGTCAGCACTTCCACGCCCGCAGGCTTTTATTGATCCGGCTGTCCGGGTCGTTGGCCGTCTTGGCGCTCGTGTTTTTCTTCTTCATGCCCTCCATACGGGCACAGAAGCTGTCACGGCGAGGGCCGCCTTCTGGCTGGGGAGCTTTGAGCCCCGGCTTGCCCGGGTTGGCCTTGTTGTACGAGGCGCGCCCCTTGGCGTTCAGCCCGCCTTCGGGGTCTTTCCCCTCCTTGCGGGTCCATGCGGGCGACTTGGCCACGGCTTACTTCTTCTTCATGAAGGGTGGCGCCTTGCCCTTGGCGGGCGCGCTCTTGGCCTTCTTCATGTCTTCCATCTTCTCGCCGCGGGCGTACTGCTGGGGAGTGATCTTCCCCGACTTGATTGCCTTACCCTCGGCAAGCTCTTCCTTGTAGGACTCTTTGCCCTTGAAGAGGGCCTTGATGGGGGTTTTCGTGGCCATGAAATCTCCGCACCTATAACTTAGGTGTTGCGAGTATAGTGCTTACACGTAAGCATAAGCAACCGGCTTGACTTCCTTCTTGGTGCTGACCTGTCGTGCGCCGAACGTCGCGCCGTTATCCGCGTGCAGGCAGATGTACTGCAGCGAGTCCGCGTAGTCACTCCACGGGTGGCTTTTCTCCGGCGTCTCGTCCTTGTCGCCCTTGGCGTTGATCTTGTAGCGGTACTTGCTCCGCAGGGCGATGATGAGCTGGGCGCAGCCCTCCTTGGCGAACAACACCGCCGGTTTCCCGTCGACCGTGCGGGTGAGGAAGCTGTCCACCGCCGCCAACCGCGCCGTGATGGTGTTCGTCTTGGCCGGTTTCACCAGGAAGCCCTCGGCCTTGAAGATATCTGCCACCGTGCGCTCGTCGGTCTGCGCCCGCTGAAACGCCGCCGGGTCGATGATGACCACCGACTGCTTGCCCGGGTACTTGTTGGCCAGGAGCGGTTTCAGCATCTCGCGCACGAACCGCAGCGCGCCCATGCTCTCTCCTGATATGGAGTCCTGCACGATGAGCCGACCCTGGTAGTCCAGCTGGGCGATCGTCGCTGTCGGGGTCAGTCCGGCGTCCACGCCGATGATGAGCGGGGCCGACAGCACGTTGAGCTTCTCGGCGACATGCGTCTCCTGCTTGAAGCTGCTGAACACCGGCTTGCCGGAGAGCGACTTGCCGAACTGGGCGTTGATGTACACGTCCACCCAGTCCTCGCTCTTACCCTCGGCCAGATCGTCGTAGTACGAGGCTGGCAGGAACTGCAGCCAGTCCGCCTCGGGCGACAGTCCCGACGGCTGGAAAAACACCGCCACGTTTTTCGGAGGCTCCGTGAGCAGGTCCTCCCAGAACGTGTCCATGTCCGGCGGGTTCGTCATCCCCCAGAGGTGTTTATTCGGCGAGCCGTCGTCCGTGACGCAGCCACCGATCGCGTGGCCCTTGTCATCTACCCCCCACCCGGGGCGCGGCGGCACCAGCATCTTGTCGGGGTAGCGACCCAACCGGCCCTGGATGGCCTGGAAGATCTCTTTATGAATCTCCCGGAACTCGTCCAGGATGGCGAAGCTCGCCTGCAGCGACAGCAACCGCCGAACGTCGTTCGAGTCGTCCAGGCCGCGGAACAGCACCTCGCATTCAACGTCTCCAAAACGCAACAGAAACTTCATGTCCGACTTGGCCAGCGACCCCGCCTGCCCGTCCGGGAACCACTTCAGGAAGTCCGGCATCGAGGTGTCGGTCAGCATCTGCCGCGTGTTCCGTATCCACACTGCCCGGCTGCGCCGGATACCGTCCCGGCACGGCGCCATCTTCGATGCGTGGTAGGCGATCTTCATGATCCCCGCGCTGGTCTTGGTGCTGCCCACCGGGCCGACGATCAGCGACACGAAGGCTTCTGACCGCAGGAACTCCTGCACCGAGTACGGCGGCTCGTACTGGATCTCGTTACTCACTGTCGTCCTGCTCGCTGTCTGGGGTAGAGGCTTCAATAGCCGTCGCGTTCTCGACCACCTCCACCATGGGCAGGGGGGCTGCGGTCGGTGGCTCCTTGAACACGATCTTGACGGTGAGCCCCGGACCTGCTGACGCGTTAGCAGCTTGCGCTGCCTTGGGAAGAATGTCGCTGATCTTGGCCAGGAACTCCATGAACTGAATCCGCTGCGCAATACCGACGCTCGGGTCCTTCAGCTTCATATGAACCACATCCGCGTGGACCGCCAGCATCTTGAGGTGGTGGGCCCTGAACGCTTTCGGGTTCTGGATGAACTCTTCCAGCAGCGCTGGCGGCATAGCCAGCTGCGCTGATATAGCCGGGTTGTCTAGATTCATCTTCTCATATTACACCAGGGGGTCTGGGAAGAGCACCAAGTACGCATCGCGCTGCTTAGTAAGTAAGTTGGCCGCGTTTTTCTGCGGCTCTGTCATAGGCAGGCTGCTGGTTTTGAACAGGATCTCGACCGCCGAAGCGGTCATCGGGTCCTTGGTCAGGGCGTAGAGCTTGATGCCCCACGCTGCCAGGGCGTGCAGGTCTTTGAGGGTGGTCTTCATGAAGACGAATATACCCAAAAACCGGCCAAAAATTTTTGGGGTCGAGATATTAATGTTGACTAAATCGTAGGGGTATTCAAAAACTAGGGATGTGAAATGGGGCACACCCCCCTACCCCCACGGCCCTCGCGTCGTGTGGTCCCACCCCCCCGGATGGGGGTGCCTGATCGCGTGGCCGGTCGGGTCGGCCGAAACACGGGAAACACAGTCGCGCCATGTATGTAGGGAGCGAAAGCTAATCGGCACAGTGACTGGATGAGCCCTACTGCTCATTAACAACTAGTTGACCCAACGGTCAAGCCCGCCACCCCTAATCGGGCGGCACCACCCCCTAATCCGGGTGGCATGGGCGGAAGCCGCCAGTCAGCTAGCGAGCCCTTCTTTAACAATTTGCATCCCTTAAGTTCCACCACGCGTGGCGCCCGTAATAGGCGCCCCGTTAAGCCCGGTAAGCCCGGTATCGGTGGGATGGGCGGATAGTCCAATCCGTTATCTTGAGAATGAGGCTCGCAATGGCCAAGAGAAGCAACATTGCGCGAGCCAAACATGGCGGACAAACCTTGGCCGTATAGCAGCGTTGCGGGCGTACCCCGCGACACCCGGTGGCGACACCGGTCCTATTCGGATGGGGCGTGCTTCGAGATGAGCACGCAAGAAACCATGCGCGGGGACTAGCACCCCCCGCGGGCAATCCACAGCACCCATTGGATGCTGTGCCCTTGTCACACACTAACTTACTAGGAAACCACCATGCAACACCTCATCCTGAACACCACCGCCGGTGACGTCGTCATATCTGACTGCCGCAATGCCATCTCGTTTGTGGGCAAGTCACGCACCGACAAACAGCTGTCCGTCATGGGCGACGTCACCGCGAACACCCAGCACTACGCCGCGTCCAAGGCCGGTAAGGTTGGCAAGGCCGCCCGCGAAGGTGTCGCTGTCAATGCGAGCACACGGCTGAACTCCAGTGACTTAGGCACCTCGTATGCCG